TATGTTAAAAAAACTGGCAGTATTGTGCATTTCAGGACTCCAATCACAGGACGCCCTGATCAGGGCTATGTGCAAACAGATTTTACATTTTTACCAAAACCACCATGGGGCCGATTTGTGCTCAGCGGCGGATCAGGTAGCCAATACAAAGGTCGTGAACGCAACGTCATGATGAATTCGATAGCCAAAAGCATGGGCTATAAACTGAATCAAAACGATGGCATTGCCGACCGTGCTACCAACCAATTGATTACCGACGATCCAGACAAGACAGCCAAGCTGTTGTTAAATCCGCGTGCTACCCGTAGTGATCTACGTAATGTAGAAACTATATTGAAAGCCTTGGAACGAGATCCCAAACGCGATGCCAAATTGGCCGACTTCCGCGAACACATGAAACGCGAAGGCATTCCGTTTATGGAAACGGCCAACTCCGACCCTTATATCGAATACAGTGATGTGAACTTTCTGGCACGTCTGCGAGATCGTATCGTGAATCAGGGCATGCAGATCATCATCGAAGCAGATGTACAAGGCGGTCGTGCCAAAGGAATTGAGCATCTGGAAGATCTTGTGTTCCGCAACGGCAGTGCTGGCATCAAACGAGCCATGGATATCGTCAAACACACAGCCGCTGATACTGGACGCACAGCCACAGTCAAATGGGATGGTCGACCAGCCCTGGTATTTGGTCGCGAACCCGATGGCACCTTTGTGCTGACCGATGTGGCCGGATTTACAGCCCGAGGCTACAACGGCCTGTTCACCAGTCCCAAGCAGGCCATCTCTTTGCTGGCACAACGTGATCAAGAAGCCCAGCGTCAAGGACGTCCGGCCGGACGTGTGGCCTATCTTGGTCCCATCTATGAAAAACTATGGCCCATGCTGAGTGCAAGTTTGCCCAAGGATTTCCGTGGCTATGTGCAAGGCGATCTATTGTATACCGATCGTCCTGACGAAGAGGCTGGTAATTTTGTGTTCACGCCCAATGCCATCACGTACCGTATACCCATCGCCAGCGACATTGGACAGCGTATAGCACAAAGTGAAGTGGGCATAGCCATGCACACACGCTATGCCGAACCTGGTGCCCCCAAAGAACCCATTGGCTCGATTGATTTTAAACGTGTGCCCGGTTTGTTATTGCTGGAACCGGTATACGCCAAAGAAAATGTGCGTCCAAATCGCAATCTAGTGCAGGCTCTGCGTAACGTGTATTCAGCATCGGGCTCGGCCATAGATGGACTATTCAACCCAGCCGAACTTAGAGCACTACAGATCACAGACTTGCCCAGACTGTGCATTGACTATATCAACAGTAGAGTGGGTACCGATTTTGACGACTTGGTCAACGGATTTGGTCCATGGTTGCAACGCACACAGACTCCTAGAAAGTATGCCAACATAGTGGAATACCTGACCAGTCCCAGAAGCAATCTTGAAGGCATGGCTGCTGCATTTGAAGCCTGGGCCCTACTACACGACATCAAGATGGACATACTGCGCCAACTGGATCTGCAACATCCAGGACAAGAAGGCTGGGTCATGGCCACCACAGGTGGCATGGCCAAGGCCGTGAATCGACTGGCTGGTGGATTTACTGCTGCCAACCGAGCCATAAACAATCCTGGACAAACCCCGGATTTTTCCTCTCCGGCATAAATATTAGTAGGACCTCTGAGTCCATACACAAAGGAGAATCAAAATGGCTTATATAACCGTAGTTTCCGGTGGCGCACAACCGGTATTCGCAACAGACGTATTAAATGGCTCTGTGGCTCAATCAGCAAACTTGGCTGCTCAACCAGTAACCAACTTCCAAGGTCCTAAATTAGACTTTTTTAGTTTGACAGCAAATGCCAATTTGTCTGTTGCAGGTGCAGGTAATGCAATGGGTTACGTTTCAAATGTATTGATGGCTATCCAGCAGATCAGCACAGTTGCAATGTACCAAGTCAGCCCAACTAACCCACAAGTTTTAAACCTTGCAATTTTCCCAACTGGCGCTGCTAACACAGCTACATTGGTAGGTTTGGCTCAAACAGCCAATGCATCGGGTGGTTTAAACATTGGTATTTCCACAGGCAATGTCAATACAACTGCTTCATTCGTAACACAGTAATCGACTTTCGTCGTTAGAAAGCCCCGGCGTAAAATCCCGGGGTTTTTCTTTGGCCGCATTGTGCGTACATAACTATATGCTACATGAGATTCTCTTGCACCACCTTGTTTGACATCACAGTTACCGGTATCACTGGACACTACAAGCCCGCACGAGTGCCGTTCCTGGACAGGGCCAACAATCGGATAGAAGATCAAGCTGCTTGGACCCGTGCCAGGAATCAACAACGCAACTGGGAAACCATCAATCAGATCATAGGCCTACGTACCCAGATCACAGACTCCACTCTGCCGTCGCGGTCCGGACTATCGTGGACGTTTGAATTTGAAACCGAGACTCCGGGTGTGTACGGAACTGATGATGACCCAGTCTCTATACTGCTCAGCGATGCCCAAGGCGTGCCCATGATCGTGGATCTAGACAATCGTTCTGATTTGCCGGCCATGATGATAGTGTCTGGTCCGTCTCAAAATATCTGGTTTGCGCCTGCAGAGCTAAATATATCATGAGCTCAACTACTGACATAGAGAAAAAAAGCCTCGAAGCACATGTGGAACTGTGTGCCGAGCGATATAATGCACTGGAAACACGCATAGATAATGTGGACGAAAAGATCTCCACTCTCAGTCTCATGGTAGAAAAAGTACATGTAATGTTGCAAAAAATGTCAACCAAGCGCAACGATCAACTCATCACCTGGGGAGCAGGTCTGATTGGTGTATTGCTCAGCATCATTGGTTGGTTAATCTCACACTACGCGGTAAAATGAACATAGATCAACAGATTGAACGGTCTCTTGCGACTGAATTTCCTAAATTATTAAAATTGTTTGTGTGTAAAACAGACAGCGGCGAATACGAAGCATTTGGCAAATACCGTATAGTGCCCGAAAAACCTGGCTATCGAGTATTTTGTTCGGCCACTGACGTGGGTGTGTTTGCCAACACACGCAATGCCATCAGTTGGTGTGTGGCCGACAAATATCGTTGCTACGATCTGGCACGTGATCTGCTGTGGTTGGATCAAAAACTCACAGCCATCACCGATGATATCACGGTGCGTGCAGCAGTAGGCGATCGCAGTTCCGACCCGCAATTTCGAGAAGATATAACCATCAAGCTGGAAGGCAAGATCATCATGAAAAAACAGCTGGAACTTCAATTGATCAATTGTGTCGAAAAGGCTAAATATTATCAACAACGAGGATTCGATAATGAAACTGCAAGAACTATCCGCAAGCCCAACAAAACAAGCCGCAAAGGTATTTGAAAGCTATTTTGGTGGTCGCGTGCGACCCGGCAACATGACCAAGAGTCAGGCACGCAATCTGCTACAACGTGTGCGTGGTCTGGTGCAAGAACACCGTGCTACTCCAGATTTTCATCACAGCGAACGCGATCCGGCTTATCTCAAGTTGATCATGATGGAACAGGTATTGAGCTCGCGTCTCAAAGAAGACATGATGCCGCCTCCAACACAGACACAGACACAGAGCCCGGCACAAGCAGCAGCCATGGCTGCACAAAATCTTTCTCAGAAGAAAAAAGCCGACCAAGATCAGCTCAAACAGATCGATGACCAGATACGTGCATTGCAAGCACAACGTAGCCAGATACAACAGCAAATGAATTCGCCAACCATGGAAAATCGTGGTAGACGCAATAGCCTGTATCGTCGCTTGAGCGAAAGCGAAATACAGCAGGCACAAGTGGTTTTGGCTGCGCAGGACATGGTAGATCGTGTACAAAAGATACTGGAAGACGTGACCAGCATGCAGTTCAAAGATTTGCCAGCTTTGGCAGATCAGATCAAGAACGAAGTTGGCGCACAACAGGCCGCACAGTTCAACCAAGATGCCTCAGCTGCCTTGGGTGGCCTGGTACAAAACCTACAGGCCAGCAAACAGCAACTGGAACAGGCCCTGAGTGTGGTAACCGGACAAGATGCCGGCATGCCTCCGGCCATGGGTGCAGTGGACAGTGAACAGCCCGCGATGGGCGAACCTGAACCAGCACCTGATGCTGGCAACAGTGATCTAGAAGCCGACATGGATCTGGACTCCAATCTAGGCTCGCCTCCGGCTGCACTGGGTCGTGGTCGCAGATAATGCGCATGAGAGAAATATTTGAGGGCAACGACGTCAGCTCTCAAAAACTACTGGCCTTGAGTCAGTTCTTGGCTGGTCGAGCCAACGATCAAAATGCCCAAAAACAGATCAGCACTGACGCTTTTATCCAGGCTGCCAAAAGTCTAGGAGTAGAACTCAATGCCAACAATCTTTCTGATTACCTGCAACAAGAACCGCTCAAGGACATACTTGAGCCCATGGATCCGGGGTCGGATGTGATACGTTTTGTTGGCAACCCTGCCGGTGGAGATGTGGGCATGCCGGTAGACCAGGCCCGAGCCGTGGTAGACAAAAACGCCAAGGCAGCTCTAAAAAGACGCACCTAAATGGTTGACAATCTGTTATAAGTATACTACACTTATACACTAGGAGTTGACCATGAAAAAACTTATTGCAACAGGTATTCTAACACTCGCTGTGACCAGTTCACTACCAGCTGAAGCACATTGGCGCAACGGTTGTTGCTATCGCGGTTACAGTGGCTGGGTGGCGCCGGCCTTGATTGGTGGTGTGATCGGTTACGAACTGTCGAGACCCTATTACTATGCTCCGCCGCCAGTGGTACTAGTTCAACCGCCGGTAGTGGTTCAACAACCGACTCCGGTTGATCCCCCAGGATATCATTGGCAACAGATGACAGATCCACAAACTGGCCAAAGCAAAATGGCCTTGATACCAAACTAAAGGAAATTATGAAATCGTTATTGTTAGCATTATTAGTAGTAACAGGGGCCGCACAAGCTTCTAACAACTGGACCGGACTAGCTGGTCCAGTGACCAATTCCACTGGATTATGCTGGAGAAACAGTGCATGGACACCGGCCACAGCCGAAACCAACTGCGACGGAGCCACACAGCCAGCGATCACAAAATCTGCCGAGCCTGTTGTTGTGCCCAAAGTTGAAAAATCAGTCGCAATCGTGCAATTGCCTCCAGTGACATATTTGGCACAGTCCTTGTTCGATTTTGACCGTGCCGTGATCAAACCACAAGGTCTTCACACTCTTGATCAATTGGTAAAACGGTTAAAATCGGTCCATGTTGACAGCGTGATCGTGGTGGGACACACCGACAGTGTGGGCACCGATGCTTACAACATGCGATTGGGGCAACGACGAGCTCGAGCAGTGGCTGATTATCTGATCGGGCAAGGCATAGAGGCCAATCGTGTGTTTGCTGACAGCAAAGGCGAACGCGAGCCAGC